GATTCGGGTCATCCGTACACGAATTCCACACCGCCCGACTGATAAATTGTGCGGTTGTATCGACCCGCTGGTTCAAGATCAGGTTACGGAACGCCATCTCTTTCGACGGCATCCGTCTTGCCTGGCGGGCCAATCGTTCAACGTCGTCGAGCGATCGGAAGTCACCCAATGCGGGATTTGCGGCTTTCCATGTTGATTTGTGCCACGGGTCTGCATCCTCAGACGCCCGGAACAAGGTCATGTGAAATGACGGGTCATCGACCTCGCCCGCTTGAACCTTCAAGCCGTAGTCAATCAATTCGCTCATGGGCGCATCATCACGCGCTGCCTGGGTGCTGATCACTACCATAAGCGGCTCTGCGCGGGCGCCGGTGGCGGTATCGAGGGCGTCTAATAGGTCCCGGCTTTGCGACTGGCCAAGTTCGTCATAAACGATGAACGAAGGCGATAGCCCGTGTTTTGTGGCAACGTCCGCCGATAGTGCAGCAAATACCGTTCCGGTACCGCCGATATCTTCAAGCTCTTTTGCGTGTCGCCTGATCGATATGCGATCAATCATCCATGGTGTGACCTGAATGATGGCACACATTTCCGCGAATATTCGGCCAGCCTGATTGCGGTCATTGGCGGCGGAGTAAACTTCGCCGCGCGCTTCCGCTTCCGGCCCACATATGTGACAGAGCGCCAGCCTTGCTGCGATATCGGTTTTGCCGTTCTTCCGAGCAACGGAAAGCACCGCGGTTCGGATCGCTCGGCGTCGATAATGACCGGTTTTGTATACGGCCTTGATGAATTTTTTTTGCCACGGACGGAGTTTGAATTGAGTGCCAGCGAGCGCCCCAGACGTCACCGGCAAGCTTTCCATGAAACGGATCACGCGCTCGGCACGGCTTAGCCTTGGTTTCTCCCACGCGTGCGGCTTTTGCTCATCAGCGGTGCTGACAGACGGCTTTTTGATTGATTTGGCACCCGGACCACGCAAACCCATTTCAAAACTAACTAAGAGAACGAGCCCCCGGAGCGGTCCTTTCCCCCGCTTGGAGAGATTTCCTCACCATGCCACGGATGATTGGGATCGCTCGGGAGACCCTCCGAGTCGCAACCAAGGGGTGCTCTGCCCATATCATGGCGCGCTGTTTTCTGATTGTGGTGGCGCGTGCACAGGCTTTGCAGGTTTGAAGGGCAGAACGGATCACCACCGATCTTGATCGGGGTCACATGATCGACTGTGTCCGCCAACGCACCGCACACGGTGCAAAACGGCATTCGGTCAAGCTGGTCACGGCGCACAAATCGCCACTCGCTGGTGTTATACGGCCACTTCGCCATCGTGCGCGCCCTCTTGATTGCCACCCAATGGCGCGAAGCCTTCAATCGCCCGGACCTCATCGACGGTCAGAATGCCAGCTTTCACGGCGATCTCGTGGTTCTTCCAGCGCGTTTCAGCGTCGCCGCGAAGGAAGCCGCTCATATCAATCTCGAATTGATAGCGCTTGCGTTCTTCCTCGGTGAAGAGTGCACAATGGATCAGGCATTCGATCTTACGTATCCAAGGTTGCAACGTGTTCTGTGCAAACCAGCGTGCGGCCTGTTGACTGTTCGTAAACGTATTATGGGTGTAGTCCTGGATCAGCGGCGGCGGCACGTTGAACAGGCGGGCAATTTCTTCAGTCCCAAAGCGACGCGACGCCAGGTATTCGGCGCGTTCGGGGTCAATGGTGATTTGCTTCCACTCAGCGTTGTCCTGCAAGACCATAAAAAAGCCCGCACTCCCAGCGCCACCGTAAGACTGCTGTATCTGATCTTGCAGGTTCTTGATTTGCTCAAGCCCCGCACGTTCTTTCAATTGAATAGCGCCAGATGGGCGAACCCCATTGCGATAAAGCGCATTGCCGAACTGTTGCATTTGCAAGGCCAGCTCGATCACTGGCGCGGTCCGTGATAGTCGCGATCGACCCAAAAGCCCATCATCGGAGCGGTCTTTGAGGTGCAACACATCGCCCTGAAGTAATCGCTGGGTTCGCCCTTGATGATCAGTGCAATCATAGATGATCCGCTCGGTGACGGTTTGAACAGCGACCCTACCCCACGGATACGACGCCAGCTCCGTGACCTGACCGCGATTGTCGGACCGGATCGCAGCCAAGCCATTGCCATAGAGCAGCGCTTGCGCGGTGAGCCACTCCACAAATTCAGACCAAGTCTGGTAGGAGTTAGGCCCATCCTCAATCAAACGTGCAATTGGGTGCGCATGATCAACCTCGCGGCCTTTATCAGTAACGCGATACACGTAAGCCGGTAATGTCCCGATCGCTCCACTAATCGCGTTGACCGCCGCCGTCACCGCCGACAATTGCTCGGCAATTTGAGGATTAACATAGGCCACGGGCTGGCCGTTATAGCTGGCCAAGGCGTGCCATGACGGATCGACGGCCCGCTTCTCGGTAGGCGTAAACATTTTTTGAAGGGTACGGATCATAGGACTGTCAGCCACCTTCTACGCATCGCCATGCTGGACGCGGCTTGCGCCTGTTTCCGGGCGCGCGCTTCAACTGTGGTTTGCTCATAGGCGGGCCACGATTGAATGATCGAGATTTCACGCAGATCGATATCGGTCAGAATGCGCATGTTACCGTCGTAGCGTTCGCCGTTTTCCCGAATGACGAAGCCAATGGAAGCGCCACCCAGATCACCGCGCTCAGCAAGGGTGCGAATATCCCGCCCGATTGACGTATCAGGAATGCTCAATTCGAAGTGCAATCCATCGTCGCGATCGGTGAGGCGCAAGGTCCCCGTTGACCGGCGGCCCAAAAGCTTTGCAGCATCGTGGTCGGCAAAGGCCAACACTTCCGCATCGCTGGAAAGCGCCTTTCCAAAAGCACCGGGCGCGATGCGTTCTTGATACGGGCCAATATTGGCAACCGAATTATAGGGGGCGACAAGGCCATGGAGCTTGCCACCGTCGCCCCCACGGCGAATCTCCACGGCCTGGCGCCGCTTCAGGGCATGCTGAGTTTCCGTGAAGATATCCATTATGGCGAGCCCGGACCATCAATCGCAGCGGCAAAGCTTTCCGGATGGCGAAGCGCAACATCAGCGGTAAGCATACCGCGAATTGCCACGTTGCCTTTCGAATAGGGTTCAGACGCATACGGGTTGATCAATAAATCAAGCGTTGACCAATATCCGATAAGCAAATCAGGCCAGTATCCAGCAATGATAGACCCGGCCGGCATTTGTGTGGATGCAAGAGCGGGATACCCAGCAAGCGAGCCGTCGCTATCCATCACAAAACTTGCGTCGCCACTCGCCACCCGAGGGGTTTTCCGCAAGGTATTTTTCAGTTTGGGGCGGATCGCAAAGCCAGACACCATTGAGTCCGCTTCTTCAACCAAATCGACAAGGTCAAAAACACTTACCCACGACGGCGTGGCCATGGAAATCGACGTGTCCACTGCACCATTAGAGAGAATTCCTTGCGGTTCATTTGTCCCGCCACCTTCTAGCGCGGCGCCATCAATTGACCGCGCTAGCAACGCGCCCATATCAGCAGTCAAAAGCTGGTCAATAGCAGGATTGCTCTGCATAAGGACGTTTCGCGAGAATTCCACCAGAGCGCCGCAGTGTTTTGGGCGCAATTGCACTTGGTCAAATTGAGGATCGGACGCGGTGAGCGCTTGGTTTTCAGCAACCCAACCGGTTGCAGCGGAATCCTTGAGGCGCGGAATGTCGATATTCGATTGCAGGCCATCGATTACGGTTGCGCCCAGTTCAGCGGTGACCATGCGTGACCGCAAGACGTCGATCGTAAGATCGCCGCGGTGATCCGTACCGATAATATTGCCGCCTGGTCCGCTAGCTGGCGCGGTACTGGTCAATGCCCGGCGTTCGATACGGGCTAATTCTGACCGGCTGGCGCGACGCTGGAAAACCTGCATCGGCACCGGGACGCCTTGGAAACTCGAACCGTGACGGCGCGATAATTCAGCGCTTACTTCACGTTCACGGGCGTGATCGACACTCGAACCAATCGCGCCAGCTATGGCCCGGCTAATCGAGAATTGCTGACATTCCCGTTCGAATTCAGAATCGGTGCTTTGATCATTCGGCTCACCAGCGGAACGGCGGTCCATGTCCTCGACGAAGCGGGCACGTTGGATTTGCTGATCGAGATTTTCAATTTCAGATTTTAACGTGTCAAACTTGGCGCTTTGTTCGGCGTCAAGATCGCCGTTCTCGCCACTGGGTGAGGCGAGCAGAGACCGAACGTCAGTTGACAGACGATCTCTGCGTTGCAACAGCTCTCGCAATTTCATGTGCTTAGCACTCCTTCTAGGGGATGGCCGGCGTCACCGCGACGCTGGATTCTTTGATTTACAATTCGATGTTTTAGTCGATCAGTTCAACCTGGTCTTTTCATAAATCTCGATTTCGCCGATC